GCACTGTTTACACTTTTACTGGTAGCGGAACGATTACTTTCTAATGGCTTATTTTGCACAAATTGTTGGCGACATAGTTACCGAAGTAATAGTCGTAAACGATGACATACCAGACGGCGCACAATTTGCACACAATTTGCTAGGTGGCGAATGGGTTGAAACATACATTGACACTGCAGGCAAAAATTTTGCAAGCATCGGTTACACATACGATGCAGTTAACGATAATTTTATTAGTCCACAGCCTTATCCGTCGTGGATACTTGATAGTGATGATCTTTGGCAAGCACCAATTCCACAACCACCACCACCACCTAATACTCATTGGAACGAAGAATTACAAAGGTGGGTTGTGTTATGAACAAACTACAAATAACAAATTAAACATCAAAGGAGAAACAAAATGGGACCAGTTACATTTAACATACATAACCAAACAAAATATGATCTAAGAATTCAATCATCGAACGGGGCAACCGCCGAAGCCGTATCGGGTGCTTCAACTAGTTTGGGTTTTGGACCAAGTGACACAAACATTACTAATGCAATGCGCTGGTATCAAGATGGGATTTGTATTTTGCAGGGTTCGGTAGCGTGGTCAGCAGGTGGCAGCGGCGCAGATGACGGTTGGACTACTAGCAACATAATTTGTATGAGTGGCGAGATGAACGGCGTTGGTTTTTCAGGTTGCAATGAAGGCTGGGTCGAATTACAGCCTTACAATTTGATGGCTAATGGCGGCGAAGTAAGCGTTACTTACACAAACGCATAATCCAACAATGACCAAAGCACGCAGGCAAACAGGCGTGGAATAAGGTTTTCGGGGTTATCCCCACTATTACTCAACCCGTCTAGTAATTTAGGTCTTGACCGAGAAAGTCGAGGCACAATGCCATTTATCATCAAAACAGTTATTGCGTTTGCGTTATTCACTATCGGGTTTTCAGGAAATGTTTTGTTACAAGAACCGCCCCTGGGTGCTGTTGACCCTGTAACAGCCCCGTATGGCCCCTACCAGTCGTTTACAGCGCAGCAAAAAGACATATACCTATATGTGGCACCTAGTACAACTACAACTGTTCCTGAGCCTGTTTACCGTCATGGCGAATGTGACTGGCTACCAGCTATGGCTTTGCGCGCTGGCTGGCGTATTGAGCATTTAGGCAAACTTAAACAGATCGGATTACGCGAAACAGGTTGCTGTTTTAACAGGCGCGGCGGTGATTCTGTTTCGGCAGACTGCCGAATCACAGGCGTTACCGAATGGAACCACAGATCAGACACAGGGCTACTACAAATTAACGGAGTCAATTTTGACCTTAAACGCAACCCTTACGCCCCAATTTGTTTACAAATGGGCATATGCACTCAGGAACCTTTACTAGATGCGTTCACTAATCTTAAGGCTGGGCTAGTGCTGTTTAACTATTGGCAACGGGTCGCTGGCAACGGTTGGATTCCCTGGGATATATGCAACCGCACTAAATCATGCGAATAGACCTAAAGAAAATTGAACCAGGCTGGTTCGCGCTGGGAATAGGTGCATACCTGTACACCCTTCGGCTACTGTGCATGTTTATATTAGATTAACCAAAACAACAGAAAGAAAAAAAATGAGCCGAGATGAAAACAAACCGAATAACGACTACCGAAACAGCCCACTTTATTTTAAGTTACTGGGCGAACAGTTAAGCAAAATGACTTCACCGCTAACAGAAAACATTGTAAAAGATTTAGAAGGCTGGGTGCTTGAATATGCGTTTACTGACGGAAATTTGATTAGTGACTTGAAGCGCGCAATCATTGAAATCAAATATCAGAATCACATTATTGGCGAGCTTCGAGCGCAAGTAGAAAACCTTGAAGCTGATGGCCAAATGATGTCAGATAGGTTGCGCCGTGAAAATGACTAACAACGAAAAAAATCAGGCCGTGATTCAGTTGACTAGCGAAATGATCGCACAAGTGAAAGCACAAGTTGACACAAGCAGCAAAAATGGTTTATATGGTGTACCGATAAAAGGAAGCAAACCGTCAAATATGTTTGATGGCTATTGCGGTGAAATCGCGGTAGCAGAATATCTTGATGTTCCTTGGGAATCCGAGTACATACAGAACAGGGCGAAACAAGGCGATGTTATGGGCTACCAGGTCAAAACAACTTTACGCCATGACGGCAAACTGTTAACAAACCCAAACAAAACTATTCACGGCGGCGCGATGCCAGCGGGAATATATATTTTGGTTACTTTAGATTCAAGCGAACAGCTGGCAACAATTCGGGGTTGGGAAGATTCGCGCAATCTGTGGACAGCCGATCTATGGCAACCTAACATGCCTGACCCGTGTTACGCGCAAGATCAAGAACACTTAAACCCAATGAAACATTTACCCGACACGCCACAAACGCGATCATTCAAAGCAAGTTGGGCATCATGAGAAGAAGTTACGACCCGCGCTATGGCAGTCGAGAGCAGTTGCGAGATTCTGCCGAACATGGAATGAAAGTCGCGCGTGAACGCGATGCATTAAAAGCACAAAACGCAGAATTGCTTGAAGAAATTGAAGAACTAAAAGCCATGATCACATATTTAAGCAAAGGCGAATGATGATCGAATTTAACGAACTTAAAACCACTAACGAATACTTAGTTGATCAACTTATCCTTGCGCGCAAAACCAACGAAATACTCACAGAAAACAACCGCAGATTGGAACGCCTGTTGATTAAAGCAATCAAAGATTTACAAGATAGCAGTTTGCTGATGGATAATTTAAGAAAAATGGTTGATAATTTAACATCTTTAGTGACTTTAAAGGCGGCCAAATTGTGAGCGCGTTTAACCTGGGCGATTATGTAGATGTACCAACCCGATTGGCTGAAGCATTAAAGCGTTGGCCTAATCTTCGAATACAAGAAACAAAACCAATTATTGTCACGGTTGATAATCAACAGTATGTTGAGATCAGCTGTACGGTTTGGCGCGATGAAACAGACTTACTCCCAATGATCGCTTATTGCTGGGAACCGATACCAGGCCGCACCCCGTACACAAAAGGAAGCGAGATGATGAACGCATCAACCAGCTGTTTAGGGCGTGCGCTGGGGTTCTTAGGAATGGGCATAGGTAAAAGCATCGCATCGCGTAACGAGGTTCAGGCCCGCCAGCCATCGCCAATAGCTGTAGTTGTACCTATGCGCGATGACCTAGAACAACCATTTGACACAAACCCTGACGGCAAACAATATGCGACACCTAAACAGCGCGGCCTAATTCGAGCGCTTGCGTTTGAGAAAAAAATAGGTACGGCAGACATTATGAAACATGTAAACAAAGTGTTAAAGAATGAGTATTCAAGTATTGAGGCAATCACTAAAGATGAAGCATCAGCAGTTATAGAGTCGTTGCAATCATGAAAGATTGGCAGATAGTCGCGATATGTGTTATGTGTTCGCCTGTGCTATGGATAGCGATTGCGGCAATTCTTAGAAAAAACAAATAAACCGATAACTATTAACGCATGACCTAAGCCTGTTGCAGGGCGGTTGGATGAAACGCGGCAACGCGGGTAGTAGAACTATGTTGTGAGACAGGTTCAGCAAACATTAAAGATATGGGAGTGAGACTGAAGGCAACTCACGGGGGGCTAGCGCATTAGGTCTAATCACAGCACAACTTAAGATGTAACATAAAACAAACTCACCGAACCTAACATGACAAACAACTTCACCAACCCACAACCGAGAGCAAGCGCGACAGCGCGCGCTAGCTAAAAACATATGGCACCCCACAAAAAAACACCCCACCGCAAAACAAACCCCAGCACACGAAACACCGCACTATTCAAAAAAAACAGACGGCGCATACTCGAAGGCGGCCCACCCTGCCATTGGTGCAACGAACGCACAGCCACAACAGCTGACCATTTAATAGAAGAAGATCGCTGGCCCGCACAAACCCCAGGATTAAACGAACTAGATAACTTAGTCGCAGCATGCAAACCCTGCAACAGCTCACGCGGTGCGCGATACCGAAACATAAAACATTCAAAACAAAACACGGCACCCGATAAAAACGAAAAAATCAACACAAACACAAACAAATACACAAACAGTTTTTTTACTGATCAACAGAAGCCCCCACACGATGCCCTAGATTTATCTAAAACGGCTAGTTCTAGCCAGTTCGGGCTAGTTACCGCTGATCGAGTGCTGTTCTCGGCTGATCTTGTACGGTCTAGTGCCATTCCACGATTGGAAACCAGCACAGGCAATTATGCGTTTAGTTATGGCGATGAGATCGCGGCCTGGTCACTTGAGCATTTGAGCATTGAGTTTATGGAGTGGCAAAAACATATTGCACATAATTTGTTTATTGCTGATGCTGATGGGAACTTTTTGCACCGTCAAGGGTGCCTGAGTGTGGCTAGGCAGAATGGAAAATCCACATTGGCTACCGCCGTTCTAGGCTGGTTCGCTACTGATCTTGCTAGGCGGCGCGGCAAACCGCAAACAATTATTAGCACAGCTCACCGTTTAGATTTGGCTTACGAAATGTTTTTAAAACTTGCCCCGATCTTTGAATCAAAATTTTCGGGTGTTGTTACTTGGTCGCTGGGTCGTAATCAGGTTGAATTTCCTGACGGTACTAGGTGGATTGTTAGGGCGGCTACGAATACGGTTGGTCACGGTTTGGCGGCTGTTGATCTTGTGTATGTTGATGAGTTGTGGGCGGTGTCTAGTGATGCGGTCAGTTTGGGTTTGATGCCCACCCAGCGAACCGCGCATAGCCCGCTGATGTTTATGACTTCTACAGCTGGCGATGAATCGAGTGTTGAGTTTCTTAAATGGCGTGAGCAGGGTTTGAGAATTATTGATTCGAAACAGCGCGGGAAACTTTACTTCGCGGAATACTCACCAAAAAATACTGTTGACCCGATGAGCGTTGAAGCCTGGCATGCAGCTAACCCCGCCATTTGTGGTGGCACAATTTCGTTAGAAGTGTTACAGGCCGAAGCGGAACAACCAAACCGCGCCGCGTTCATACGCTCAAGTGTGAACCTGTGGCTGGCTAGTTCTAATTCGTGGCTGAATGACCCTGGCGTTTGGGATACATTACAGACCGCCGAACCGATGCCGAACGGCGGGGTGCTGGCTGTAGAAGTTTCACAAGATGATTCGCGCTATGTCGGTTTGCGCGGGGCGATGAACAGCGAAGGTAAATGCCAGGTGGCAGTTGTGTTTGTTAAAGACACTCTGCAGGATTGCCTAGCGGCCATAGAACTTGAGATCAAAGACACAACCACTCGCCTACTTGTGACCCCATCGCTTGAATTGTCTTTGCCAGCCAAATTGGTTAGCCGAACATTAGTGGTTGGCAACCGTGAGCTGATCAGGTGGACATCGCTAGCGCGTAATGCAATACTCGAAGGCAAAGTTGCACATGACGGTTCAACCCTTTTAGCTCAACATGTCGGGCGCGCCGTATCGGTCAAAGTGCAGGGTGCGGTCAGTTTGTCATCAATTCGTTCGCCAGGCCCCATCGAATTGTGCAGGTGTTTAGTGTGGGTTTTAGCTATGGCTTCAAAACCTGTTACGACTCGAAAACCTTTAATCTTCGTTGCAAACGGCTAACCTAATTTCGGGTTGCTCGCGCGCTTACGCTTTCTCGGTTCAGGCGCGCGAGAACCTGACACACTTTTAACGCTTTAATGTGTAACAATTAGCGCATGGGATTATTCCAAACAACAAAACAAAAACCGTTGGCCGCCGCCGCTGGTACTGCAAACAATTTGCAACAAATCGGTGATTATTACATTTACACGCAGGGCGAATTATTTAACCGCGCAATGAGCGTTCCCGCATACGCTCGCGCGCTAGGTCTGATCGGGTCAGTAATTGGCGGCATGAAGCTTCGAATGTATAACGAAGTGTGGAACAACACAGAACGACACATGCAACCTGTGTATCTTGCGCCCAGGTCATGGCTTCGCAGGATAAACCCACAAACCACAAACAATTTTATATTGTCATGGACAGTTGCAGATTTGTTCACATATGGGCGGGCGTTTTGGTTTATAAGTAGCAGGGATTCAACGGGTTATCCAAATGCGTTTAGCCGCTTACCTGCATGGATGATCACATCAACCGATCAGGTACAAAACATTTGGTTTAGTAAAGCAAACAATCTGTTCTTTAACGGTGTCGCAATAGACCCGAACGATGTTGTGCAATTTCTTAGCGGGAATGAAGGCATTGTTTACGCCAGCGCAAAAACTATTGGAACCGCAATCAAGATTGAAGAAGCACGATTCCGAAACGCCAGTAGCGCAATACCGGCAGGAATTTTGCAGGTGCAACAAAACTCGGAATCCATGTCGCAGGAAGATTTGCAAGAATTAGCGCAAACTTTTAACGCCGCGCGAATGACAAACACGATCGCGGCCCTGTCGCCCGAAGTGCATTATCAGGAATTAATGACTAGCCCTGACAAAATGCTGTTGATTGATAGTGCGACATTTTCTGCACAAGAACTTTCTAGAGCGTGTGGAATTCCCGCCTACTTGCTTAATCTTTCGGTTGGTTCATACGCCTACACAAACAGCGTTGAAGCTCGCCAGGATTTGTGGTCTTTCGCTTGTAAACAGATCGCTGAATGTATAGCGCAAACTTTGTCAATGAATCAAATACTGCCGAACGGAACTTATGTCGAATTTGATGTTCAAGATTTCATTGATGGCGACATCATGCGGCAGGATACACGCGAAGATGACCTAGCTGATGTAGAGTCGCCATCATGATCAGATATACCCCCACACAAACGATCTCGGTAGATGCCGCCGCCAGCGATGGCGCGGCTAGCCGAACTATTAGCGGTGTAGCAGTTGAATTTAATGTTGTGGCTACAGTCAATGACGGGCAACAGGTCATGTTCAAGCCTGGTTCGTTACCTGTTGACGGTAGAAACCCAAAATTATATTTACAACATGACCCTATGAAAATTATTGGCCAGGTGACGGAAAGACTTAGCACAGATGAAGCGTTGTTATTTACTGCAAAAATATCGGCAACTGAACTCGGAAATGAATCGTTGGTTTTGATGTCAGATGGCACCCTTTCGGAAGTGTCCGTTGGGGTGGATGTGCAAAAATTTAGTTACGACAAAAACGGCGTAATGGTGATCGAGCAGGCCAGCTTCAACGAATTATCGGTAGTTAGCCAGCCAGCTTTTAGCGGTGCAGTAATAACCGATGTCGCGGCCAGTATCCCACAAACAGAACCCGAAATAGAGTTAAATAAAGATATACCTACACAGGAGAAAATAATTATGGAAGAATCACCAGTAGTCGAAGCAACAGCAACAGTTGAAAAACTGTGGGCTAAACCACGACAAGAATTTAAAGTTCCTACAGCCGCGCAGTATTTGTCGGCGTATGTAAACAATCCGATTAAGTTTGCGGAGTACCGCGAAGGCATTAAAGCCGCCGCACCTTCCGCGCCATACATTGACACCGAATCTAACCCTGGTATTTTGCCTGAAATTATTGTTCAAAGTATTTACAACAATTTTGTGGGTATGCGGCCAGTAGTTGATGCGTTCGGCGCACGCCCGATGCCAATGGGTGGACAGATTTTTATTCGCCCAGCTGTTTCAACAAATACTTCAATGGCTATCCAATCGGCACAAAACGCGACACTTCAAGCTGGTACATACATAATTGATAAGTTGTCGGTGACAAAAGAAACTTACGGCGGCTATGTTCAGATCAGCGAACAGGACATTATGTTTACTACACCCGAAATTTTGGGTTCTTTACTTGATGACATGGGCAGAATTTACGCAAACACAACAGACAATGTTGCAGCTGATGCGCTAGTTGCTGGGGCGACAGTTACCAATTCGTTTGGTGATACTTCACTCCCTGAAGATTGGGTTGGTTGGATTGGTCAATCATCGCAAACTATTCTTACAAATTCAAATGGCAACTTGCCAAACGCTTTGTTCGTGTCGCCAAAATATTGGGGAGTGCTTATCGGATTAAGCGATACAACGGGCAGACCATTATTTCCGAACCTGGGGCCAATGAACGCGCTTGGCGATTTAACACCGTCATTCGGTCAAGGCATGGCCTTCGGTTTAAATGTTGTGGTTGATCGTAACTTTACCGATGAAACAGTCATTCTTGGTTGTGCTGGTACTTCGCCAGGTAATCCAACGGGTGCTGGTTTCGAGTGCTACGAATTACCTCAGGGCGCTATTGCGATCGATGTACCGAGTCAGCTCGCTAGGACCCTGGCCTTCAGGGGCCAGTTCGCGACCCTGATGATTGATGCAGATAAATTCGTAAAAGCTACTGGCTTGTAAGACAAAGGCGGCTTGATCGCCATGACAATTTATGATGTTAAAGCAAAACAGCTGTTAGATAACTACGCCTGTTTACAAACATTAGAGAACGCTTCATTTGAAGTTGGTCAAGATATAACGGTTGCCAGTATTGGCGCGCCGTTTAACGGAACCTTTCAAATATATTCTGTTCCCGAATTTTTGTATATCGGCGTAAACGAACAAGGATTCCCTGCATACGATTACAACATCCCGCGAAATAACCAGGTGCTATACGCATGCACAGGAACCGATGTTCAATTATTGCCGTCAGGCGGAACAATCGAATATGGCCCAGTTTGCACATGGATAGATGATCAAGACATACAAGATTGGTTAGGAATTCCTGTCGCTTCGGCAGGCGATGAAGCGTTTCTGATTATTTGTGCGGCGGCGGCTAACGCTTTTTGTTATCTTCGAAGGGCAGAAAATAATTATTTTGACCAATTAGGAACAGCTCCAACCGAAGCGGTGAAACTAGGAACAATTATGTATGGCGGGGCGATTTATCGCCAGCGCGGTTCAGCTGGTTCAGACTTTGCAACATTTGACGGAATGGGAACTCCAGCCACTAACGGGTTATCCCCAATGGTTAAACAATTACTGGGGATAAATCGCGCTGTGGTTGCCTGATGCCAGCTACTTACACAGATTTATTTAATACGGCCTTAGATGACTTAACGACATTTCTTGAAACGACCGTAAATTTACAGGTGGTCAATGACCCGCGAAACATAATTCCCCCGTGTGCCATGATTTCGGCGTGCAGCTTCGAAGCATGGAACAGCCAGGTCGCAGATATGACATTCCCTGTTACGCTAATAACGCTCGGCCCAGCGAATCTAGATGCCATGCGGTCATTGTTAAACTTGTGCGCGTTGGTACTAAACCATAATGTGGCAGTAACTTCGGGCAGACCTACAACTGTTGAAGTAGGAAGCGCGATCTATCCCGCCTACGAACTAATCATCAAATTGACAGCTAAAACATAATCCACATAAAGCAAACCAAATTGTGATAAACCTATAACACTACGAAAGGTCAAAAACTATGGCTATTACTTATCAGGCAACACCAACATTCACCGTTGATGGCGTTGATCTAAGCGCATGGGTTACAGCTGGCGCGGTCACGCACACATTCGAGAATCTTGATGCCACAACCTACGCGGTTGACTACCGAACATTTCAACCAGGCCTTCAATCCAATTCGGCAACGATCACTTTATTTTTGGATTACGCGGCGGCCGCAACTTACGCAA